ACCAATCCAAGAACATGACCAATCCGTGTGATTTACCACCTGGTAATATTGTAATCTTCTTGAAAATATCTTCAGCAAATCCATATGAATAAATCTTACTCATATTCAATTCACCAGTTTTGGCAACTGAAGCACGTTTCAATTGGTCAGCATTTTTACGCAATTCAAATTCTTTGGCAAGATAACCAACAACCTTCTTGGCATCATTACGCAATTTTAGGAATTTCTTAGTATCAATACCACCTTTAATATCATAACCATATCGGCCATTTTGTCTTTCATTAGCAGCTTCACGATAATCAGCCCATAACTTTTTGTATGGTAGAATTGCTTTAGTCAAATCAACATCAGGAATGTTACCATAGAAATATGCACTAGAATCTACACTAAACAATTTACTTTCATTCTTACGATAAGTTTCATCTGTAAGAGATTTAATCTGGTCATCTGCTTCACCTTCAGGATCAGTACCACCACCTAGTGAATCACCAGATTCAATTTCTTCTGGTATTTCATCGGAGTTTTCATCACCATTGGCATCAACAGGTTTGTTGGATTCACGAATTTCAGTTTCTTCGTCCCAATCATCCGAATCTTCATAACCACTAACATCAATTTCGATACCATCTTCATCTTCATCAAATTCATTCAATGTGAGTTTGAGTTTCTTGGCAGTTTCGGCTTCTTCTTTCATGTATTTCATGATTTCTACACCAACACGAATTACATCATCGTAAGTTTCGGTAGATTCAACTTTATTCACTAAACCTTTTTCATATTCATTGAATTGAATACCTTGTGCTGCACCACCCTTAGTGTAAAGGTTAACACGGTCAATAAAATTCAAATCATTAAGGTCAGCACCTTTAGTACCAAAAAAGTCCTTCTCAATTAGTTCACGGTAACCTTTAACAAAAGAGGCACGAATACCAGGATATTTGTTTTTGATTTTACGTTCAATACGAGAATCTTCTACCACATTGGCTACAGAAGCGGAAACACCGGCATCTTTCGCTTTCTCAAATCCTTCTAAAGGAGTATGCAAAGCATGGCCAACTTCATGACCTAAAAACATATCATAAAGAAAAGGTGAAATCTTAGAGTCCAAGATTGGCAAAGTAAGAATACGGTCTTTTACATTAAAACTTGCCGTTTGAACATTCCGTTGTTCAACAGTCAAATTTTCGGTCGCCATAAGTTTGGCAAGTAGTGTTTTAGATTCTGTGATGTGCATAGTTTTCTCCATTTAAGTAACCATTATAACTCAAATATCGCTTACCGTCAAGTGGTTTCTGAAATACCGTTGTTTTTTAGCAACACTTTGATTATTGATAAAATTCCTTGCGTTTTTGGTAGTCGGAAAGATCATTTTCCATACTGGAAAGTACAGCCCACTTGCGGCAGACTAAATCCACTAGTTTCCAAGCAGGAATTTCACCATCTTGTGTATTGGCATCTAGCCAAATATAGTTATCTTGCTTATTCATGTTTAATTCCTTCGTTTTTATCAAAAATTTCGTATTCCAGCGCAGCTGCCAACTCATCGGCAAGCTTCGGATTGAATTTTACAAGAAAATGTGCTACATCTTCAGCTGGTACATGACGCAAATTGAACATAATTTCGTCAATTCCTCGTAAAATTTGTGTTTCTTCGTGTTGAGCTAACATATTTTCCTCATTGTAAAGTATTATTCTCAATAAAACTTACTACACTACCTCGTTTCTTCGCTTGTCCGACTGATTCCAACCATTCCAGTTCGATTTTTAATTCATCATCAGTCAGTTCAGCAAGATATTCGTTAAATTCTTTCCATTCATCTTCTGTAATCATATTATCTCCTCATACTCGCAATTTCTTTCGCTTCATTGTCAGTAAAAACCGGTACTGCATTAGATTTATGCATAGTACCAATGCCTTTGATTTTATCACCTGTATATAAATTTTGGAATGTTTTACCACAAGTCACAAAACCTGTATCCAAGGACGCAAGTTTTGGAGTTTCTCTACCTGGTGGAACATTGTAAGAAGGCAACTTTGTGGAAAGTTTCTTGGATTTGGAAATAACTCTTTTTGGAGATATAGAGTCAATGGCTTTTAACCATTGTAATTTCTGCTCTTGTTGAGCTTTGGTTAACCTCTTTGGTTTTGATTTTGGAATATAACCGTATATCATATAATGTGTTTCCTCATTAGAAGAAACCATTATAATACAGTTTAGTGGGGAGGTCAAGCGGAGTGTTGTATGGAAGCAACAATATTACCAATACCTTTATATCAAAGGCGGACATACCTACTTATGATAAAAAAAGAAGAAAACCACAAATAAATGTGGTAATCTTTTAATTGTACCAGTTTTCGTCATCCGAAGCATGAGCTTCGTCTTGTTCCAAGACTACTTCTTCCTCATGCTGAGTCAGTAGTTTCCTAATCTCAGCATGCTCATTTCTACTTCTTTTTGGAGTATAATTATAATCATCATTATACTCTTTATTTTTACGGAACTTACCAACGAACTTCGTCACTTCAAATATCTCCTTAATTTGTTACAAATGTAATGTATTCGTCATCGGCTTTTGAATTTTTAACCCAATACCAAGTTTGATGGTCACAAACTTTAATTGTTCTTATATCAATGTTGTATTCTTTAACGAATTCAGAAATTGCTTTCTGTACACCTGATGAACCAACATCATGACCAGCAAAAATACCACCATCTCTAACTTTACTGTAATAATTTTTCATATCTTTTATTACAGCTTCATAGTTATGGTCACCATCAATGAAGATATAATCTAAAGAACCGTCAGCAATTTTCTCAAAGGAATTATCTGCGCTGTCATGAATAAACTCAACTCTATCTTTATACGGTTCAATATTAACTAAGAAACTTTCTAATACTCTATCCATGGTTTCTTGTGGAATAATTTCACCACCAGTGATTCTATCATCATAAGAAACATATGGGTCAATAGCAATAATTTTTTTGATGTTTGGTAAATTATCTAAAAAATATACAATGTTAATTCCAAAATTGGATCCAATTTCACAACCAACCACATCATCACCCAAATTCTTAATATTGTCAATTAGGCCCATAGCTGAAGTCCATGGAATTGGCCACTTACCTTCCTTCTTCATTGTTTCAAATGGTACAAATAAATCCCAACTCATTTCAATCTCCTATTTCATGGTCTCAAAAGTAATACCCCGAATTTTAGTTTCAGGCATATTGTGCATATCCTCTTCCGAAATATAAGTGATATCGGCATGAGGGTAACATATTTTAATAATTTTCAATAATTGACAGACTGTTCCATCAGTATCATCGAATGTAAATATTTCATCAATAATTTTAAGTGATTTGATGATTTCACGGCGTGCATCGTAAGTTTGAACTGATCCACCTTCGGCCCAATCCATCCACCAATCCGAATGAATACCAACAATTAACCAATCTCCCTTTTTTTTACATTTTCTTAAAAAGTTCAATTCATTAACTGTTAGTGGATCGAATGTTCCGCAGGTTAGTATTATTCTTTCTTTTTCAAACATTATGGCAATAGATTTGGGAAGGCTTCTTTAACGAATTTATAAGTTAAACCTTTGACCCCTAAATCTTTGCTCAAAATACCAATAATAACTTCTGCTTCACGGGGTTCAATAGATTCTAATAGTTGTAATAATAATTGATTCCGTTTTTCTACTGTTAATACTTCAGCAGATGGATTTCCTTTTTGAAACAAGTACAATTTACGCAATTGTGTAGATAATGTTTGTGGTGAAAGACCTGGTAACATATCTGTTGGTACCTTGTAATTTTCCGGCATTTCAGTAATTAACCATTGAAAATTTGGATGGTAAGTTAGTTCAAATACTTGTACTAATGTCTTTGATAGATTTCTTTCTATCACTTTCATTCGTTCTTGTTTACCATCGGCTAATTCAAATTCATCAAATACTTCATATATATTTTTCATCAAAATTCCTCTATTACTTCCATTAAGTTTTTCAGTTTATGTTCGATAAAATAATTCAGTAACTTGTTCCTTTTTGCTGGAACTGTTTCTTCAAAAGTATTTATAATCTTCTCTTTGATCTCGGTTGGAATAAATCGTAGGTCAATTAGTGTTTCATTACGAGAAAAACCAGTTAAAGCTGATTCATCATTCCATTTATCTGGTGATTCACTCAGGTATTTTTGAATAACTTTTTGTGTTATGGGTTTCTGACGGAGATCACGGACAAAGCAATCGGAAGGCGAAAAGATATTTGGAATGCCATCGCCTTTATCTCCACGAATAATCTTCTCCTTGAGTTCTAATAGAGGATCCACAGACTTAACATATTTCTTTTGTGATGGATTATATTGTTTAACATTATTACCATACATTTGTAATTGAAGAAAATCTCCATCACTAGATAATATCAAAACTTTTTCATGTGCAGCTTGACGAGGAACTAATGTACCAATGATATCATCGGCTTCAGCACCTTCTACATCAATTACTTTATATGGGAAGTTTTCACGGAGTTCTGCTTTGAATTTGGCCAACATATCGAAAATCATGTGCCAATCTAAATCGGACTTCTCACGAGTTTTCTTACGACCTGCTTTGTAGAATGGAAAATATTCTTTGCGCCAGTATTTACGGTTATCACAACATAACACAACATCACCATATTCATTCTTAAAATTCTTAACATGAGTACGAATGATATTAAGAATCATATGGCGAATTAGGTGTTCATCTAATTTACCTTTTTGGTTGGCAATTTGTGCCATAAGTCCGGCAAGTAATACTTGATTTAGGTCAACGAGGATCATAACAAACTTTCAATAGTTTCAATAAGATTCTATTGTATCATACTTTTGTGAGTTTGTCAAATGTTGATTTGATAAAGGATTCGGAAGTGGTAGTCATTCTTGCTATAATACCAAACCAGTCAATTTCCAACATTCTGGTAATATATGTAACAGGATCAACTAATACCGCATTGAATTGTTCAACGTCTACCAACTCACCTTCTTCATCTTCTCTGAATAGGATGATGTGGTAGCCATCACCCATACTGGAACCACCAACTTTTTCTCCAGCTTCTTTGTAAGTAGCACTTTCTAAATGTATTGTATCTTCTTTTTCTCCTGGAAGAAAAAAGAAAGCGTCAAACTGCTCATTCCTGAGGTCCTTTGGAATTTCGATCATTGTAACCTTTAATGTGTGATTTTCGTACTCTTACCATTATCCATGAATTATAGTAATCGTCAGATTCCATAACACCACGGATAAACTGTTCTTTTGCTTCGAGATAACCACATTCGCCTTTAGACTGGCAAAGATGAATTATTTCACGGGAAAAGTTTTCTTGTCCCAATGATAACACATCTTTACTCAGTTCGGCACTACTTCCATAGTAAGTTTGCCAATCGCTGAATACCTTGATCTTTTTCTTCTTACCTTTGACTTGTTTGGTTTTGGCAGAATAAAAGAATTTCTTGCCTATGTATTTTCTACCATTCGTCAGGT